TGGTTCTTACTACAGATCTATCTGCTTTGACGGACAATATTCCTGATATATTTTTAAATAAATCTGTATATTTTTCTTTTACTTGTTTAGCGTAAGTTCTCTCTGCACCCTGTCTATATCTCTCTACAACGGGTACAGTCGAAGATGTACCTTCCGCACCGTAACCATAATCTCTTTCTACTTTATTGTAATAATATTCCTGCGTATCCTCTTTAACCAATAAGCCACGATTATATACTTGCATTTCCTGCTTGGAGCCTTCTTTAGTCATAACCAAGTTGTCGAAATCACCGTCAATACGAACATCTCTATTTTTACCTATTTCGGTGACCTGATCTTCACCTACGACGACATGCATGTGGCCTGTACATTCTAGATTATAGTCTCCATTAATGAAATGGTTGTAATGACCACAATCTTGACGAATATTTACATCTCCCTTTTTGAGTTGTATATTCGAGTCTCCCTCTTGGACAAGAACATTTAGATCACCCTTCTCTATGTAAATATTAACATTTGCGTTTTTACCGATATGAATGTCGAGATTTACAGAAGAACTTTCGCTATTTTCCAGTTCGTCCTTGTTGACCATTATCTTCAGTGCTTTATCAACGGTTATATCACAATAACCGTCAATATGCATATGATTGTCTCTCAGTATAGAAGTGTAGTTGTCTCTTACTACTTTTACTACCTTGTCTCCATTTGGGTGATATTCTTCGAATGAACCACTTCTGTGATTTATTGTTATTCTTTCGCTGCCTGGAGTATCATCGAACTCTACAAGATGTCCTGATTCGGTTTCTGTTACTTTATTATAAGGATATATGGTGACATCTTTAAATCTATCCTCATCATTATCCCCTTCACCATCACTACCTTCACACCCACAATCTTTCTTTTTCGGGCCTATCTTCTTACCCTTTTTCTTTCCATACTGTGTGGGTGCTTCACCCCAACCCTTTCCTGCATTAGTGCTCATCTGTTGACCAGTGAAAGGTTTGCAGTTTAGATTGGCTCCACTTCCGTCCGAGTCGTTGGCCGATCCACCACCAGAACCACCACCGCCACCGCTGCCACTACCACCCCCACCAGAACCACCAGAATCACCAGAACCCTGATTTGGTCTGTTTGGTGGTGAAGATGGACCAGTTGGTCGCGAAGAACCCGTACCGCCACCTCCACCAGGTCTACCTCCACTAGAACCAGTAGAACCACCACCACCTCCAGAACCACCAACGCCGCCGCCAGGTTCACCTGGTCTGGGAATACTTGGTGGAACTATTACTGGAGGATCGCAGTTGTTAAGAATATCGTCGGACATCATTTATTCTCTATTTTTGTTTGCTGTTTGTATACTGGTTGACCATCAGAGTTTGTTGGATTGGCTTTGACTGCTCTGTAGTTTTCGTAAGTGGATGGGAAGTTGGAAGAAACTATGCTGTTGTCACCATTTCCTAAATTTTTATTTGTTCCTTTGTTGACTCCAGACTCATTAGTGACACCACACTTAAACTTTTTAAAATCTATGGATGCTATTTTAATATCCTGTTCTAGCAATCCACCCTTTTCTCTTGGTGTTCTTTTGTATCCTATTATCGTCTTGTCTATATGTTCTTCGTCATTTGTCGCTATGATGGAAACATCCGTCATTTTTCCGTTATTGTAAGGTACACAACTGTAAGAGTTTCTTCTTGGGAACTTCTCTGCTTTGTCGTTTTCCAACTGAGCACCGTGCTCATCACCGTCTTTGTTTTTTCCATCAGGAAACTTCTTTTTCTTAAACTTATTTGTAGGTTCTTCTTTGAGTTCTTCTTCTGTTCTCGGATCTCTGAAACCGTCTCCGTAGTTTTCCTCATAGAAGGATTGCTTTATATTTTGCTGTAGAAGATCCGTGCTGCTTGGTTTATCTGTATCCTGTATCATGCCAGGAACGGTTGCTATTACCAGAGGAATCTGAAATCCTTCTCCATCATTATTCCATATTCCCAAAACCCAAGTGCCTGGAACCAAACCATTCACAGTACCAACACCAGAATTCGTAGCAGATGTTGTTGGTAGCGCAACAAGCGACCAAGGAAGGTGTTCCGTTGGTATGTCCTTTTTCAGAGGAGAATGATAGCCGTGTATTCTGACACGAACTCTACCCAACTGTAGAGGATCCTTTCTATCCTCGACTACACCGTACCAGAAAATAGATTTACTGGACATTATTCGTCTCCCAGAGCATCTTTAATGCATTTAAAGTTACAACCATATTCTGTTTTTCCAGATTTAACTTTTCTGATTACATGGGTCACACTTGTTACTAGATATTTACCGCTAAATGCTATATCGGGACCCTGTGAACTATTAACCGAATTATTAAGAATAGTTCTACCAAAATAGATAATCTTGCCAGCACCAATCTTACTTATGTCAGAGTTTCCTGTGGTGTAGAACTCTATACCTGTTTGGTTCATTTGCTCGATTTGACTTATTCTGGAGAGAAGCCAATCATTCTGTCCACCAATCTTGTTGTTGCCATTCTTTTGTTCTTTGCAACAATGAGAGTGTCTGGATTTAGTGTAATATCTCTGAGAAACAGCACCGTTTACTATTTCATAAAATTCAGAATCTTGCTCTATCATAGGTTTGTTCGACATATGACTTTGCTTATTCCACTCTTCTGGCAAAAAATAACCAGTTGCTGCCCATGTTTTGGAAGCAGGATCTAGTGTTGCTACTGCTGAAGAATGCATACCATTTATTGCATTTTGATATGCATTTAGTGTTTTAGTTGCGTGTGTTAATGCACATCTTCTCGCTGATGCAAACGAGATGCCTGGATTTAGACTATACAAATAACCACCTTCTGGTCCATCACCAAAACTGGGAGATTGTGTATAGAGTTTTCCAACACTAACAAAGTTATGCTTACCTTCGAGATCCTGATAGAATACAAAATTCACATCATTGCTGTTTTCTTCTCGAACAGCATATGGCATCAAGAACATTATTTGTGCTATTGGTGTTCTGTAAGGTAATACAAAAGAAAAAGTATTGAGTGTATTCTCTATGGATTTCCATTCCAGTTGAATACCTTTTGCTAGGTCTTTGACCATATCTGATATTTTTTTCTTCTGGAATGATTTGGATAGAGTAGATACTTCGTTCTTAAAGAGAACCTTGTGGGCAAAATGTATTCTTGTTTCCTGTGTACCAGTTCCTTTTGGTTCTCCTACATCTATTTTGTAAATGTAGTAATCTTCTGGATCGAGTGTTATTGGTTTCTGCGAACTAGAACCATCGTCTTCTAAACCAGAAAAACTAAATCCTATCTTACAAGAAAGATCTTCTCGCAGACCAGTATTCTTGAGTATTCTCACGGATTCTGTGTCTGATATTACAAAAGAACCAGATATGAATGGAGAAAATATACTTTCAGTCACTTCGAACGATATAACAGCAATAGAAAGATCATAGGATCCATTCTTAGTGTAGATCATAAGGGGTGAGATTTCACCGTGTCTTAGTGTTTGTGTACTCATATTATTCTAAATCTATTTGTTCCAAATCCAGAACATTTGCATCTTTGTTATTATTCTGGAACATTCTGCTTATCTTGGATATGAAAATATCTTTGTATTCTGGTACTAACAACAGTATATCTCTCTTGTTGTCGTTGACGGTCAGTTCATAATCATTATTATTTACAATATATTGCTGAACAGTAGCACCCGAATTGATGTACTCGTACAAGTAGGTGTATTCTTCATCGTAATCTCTGCCGTCCACAGTTGCTCTTGGATCTATTGCTTTTCCATCTTCATCTTGAAAATGATGTAAAGAATACAAATCTTCATACACAACTCTACGAACTTGTTTGGTTCCTGTGTGTAGTTTCGTCGAACCATTATAAAACTCTATTGTGTTCCCAACTATAACAGAAAGAGGGAGAGGTTGTACCGTGACTATTTTATTTGTTTGGCGATCTGTGCTTTTGACTTCGTAACTATCACCGTCAACGACAAATCTAGTAACACTTGATAGAGAAAAAGTTATATCGGAATCGTACAGAAATATACAAGAGGAGTTGTATTTTTCGTTCACAATAGATACAAAAGATTCATACTTTAAGGGCCATTCGTTATTTCTATCTCTGATTTCGTTGATAGAAAGTATCAACCAAGAAAGGGTAATATCTTTGTATAATAGATACGCCAAACTTTCTGGAGTGTCTTCTTCTTTTATTCTGTAGTTTTCTATCGCTGTTGTCTTTTTCAGACGATCCGAAACCTTAAACTTTTTAAGTATATCAGTGACTAAGGTGTTCTCGTATAGAGTAGTTGGGAAAAAGTTATATAACATATTATTTCTCCAAACCTATAATGTCTCCCTGATGCAGAGAATACATTTCTTGGAATGTTGCATTTATCGAAACCGATGTTGGTTCGCCATCTATATGGGTATTATATGCTCCGTTTGGAGTATACTGAATGACAAAATCCGTGCATACACACGGTGCTGTTTTAAATATTATTCTCTGTCCCTGAAGACCAGAGGCATAAAAAGAAACAGTAAACTCTGATGGAAACTTGAGTCGGTTCCAACCAAAAAGTATTTCGTTGTTTACTGGATAAATGGTTTCCCTCATCTTGGAGATGAACTCTTTTATTTTTGCTGCATCTTGTGATGAAAGAGGAGTGAGGTTCCAAGAAAACTGAAATGTTCTTAGATTTGCTGTCTTAAACATATTTTCCATATTTGGATTGGCAGTGTTTCTGAAAACTCCTCTGGCAATATTTACCATCTGCTCATTACCAACAAAACCAAGAACCTCTTCACCAAGAGACATAGCAACATCACCTAGAACATTTTTTATTGCTTCTGCGTCCAGAGACATTATTCTCTTTTCCATTTCGGTCATATCACTTGAACCCTTCATTGCCCTTACCGCATTCACCGCACCTCTGGCAATAGCGCCAAACTCTATAGGTTCATACTGCAAAGAATGTGGTTCAGAGAGATCGGTGGGAAGTGGCAGTATCCAAGTTCCTCCACTTTGTCCGTTTCCGCTCACAACTCTTCCGTTTTTAGTTGCTCCATCTGGATATATCGTCAACTCTGTCCAAGTAGTCAAAGATGCCTTGTCACCAGGCACACCCCTACTTGGTAGAATGGGATTTATGCGTGGATTGAGACTTTCTTTTAATGCTACTATTCTTTCGTCGATATTTGGCATAGAGATCTCTTTTGTAAAAAATACATACATATGTAGTATGTCCTACAAAGGTATTTTTAAGCCAAAAAATATAACAAAATATGTTGGAGATTCATCCAGCATAGTATACCGTTCTTTGTGGGAGCGAAAGTTTATGGTCTTCTGCGACAACAATCCGGCGGTCATAAAATGGTGTTCGGAAGAAATAGCAATACCATATCTCTCACCTGTAGACGGTAAATATCATCGTTATTTCGTAGATTTTTTGGTGGAGTTTCAGACTGTCAAGGGAAGGCAGATCTATTTGATAGAAATCAAACCAAAAAGACAGTGCAAGGAACCACAAAGAGGTAAAAGAACAACCAAAACCTACCTCAAAGAGATGAAAACTTGGCAAGTGAACAGTTCCAAGTGGACGCACGCTAAGAAGTTTGCAGAACAGCACAACTGGCACTTTAAAATCCTCACGGAAGACGATCTAAACATCAAATGAACCAAGTAATACAAGAAATAAAAAACACAATAAATGGATTGAGGAGTGGGACTGTAAAAGAAACACCCTCTCCTGCTTCTATCAGTTGGTTTTCTAAAAAAGTACAAAATATTAAAAATATATCAAAAGGTGGAATAAACCCACAACAGGATAAAACCAAGAAAACCATAATAAATGATTATTTGGCAACAAAATCATTTAAATACAAAAAATCTGGTTACATTTACTTTTTTAACTATTTACCACCCAACGCTAAAGAACTACCCTTTTACGACAGATTTCCTTTAGTTCTTTCCCTTGGTTTTGAGGGTTCTAAACTTATAGGTGTAAATCTACACTATCTTCCACCTAGAATAAGATTATATGTGGTGTACAAGATAATGAAATCTTTGAGTACAAATACCAAAGAGGGAGTGAGAATCAAGATAAACTCTATTTTATCAAGTCGTGTTATTCGCAAATACATAATGATATTGGGAGAGCAATACGATATGCGAGGAATACGATCAAAAATAAAACTAGTTGCTCCTGAAGAGTTTGTAGTGATGTCCTTTTTACCTATGCAGAAGTTTGCCAAAAAACAACAACCGCAAGTCATTCAGCATATAAACAAAATATTCAGAGGAATAAAGTAAAATGGGTTTAGATCTAAACATCGACATAGCAAGAACAAATCGTTTTTTGGTGGGTGTATATCCACCAGAAGGTGTTGGATCTTTCCGTAATCTCTATGTCGAGAGTGTGGATATGCCAAATATGAGTATTTCTACCGAAGATTACGAACTGGATGGAAAACCCAGCATCAAGGTTCCTTATAAGAAAAGTCCAGCAGGAACAGTTACTCTGGGTATACGCTTAGAGGAAAACGGCAAAAGCAGAAACCTATTTAAGCAGTGGATGGACAGAATAATAATAACAAACGATAATATAAACTACTACAGAAACTATGTGCAGAATATAGTCGGAACTATCGTGATTAAACAACTGGATCTTAGCGATAAGGTTAAGTTTGGAGTCACTTTGATTAATGCATACCCCATAAATGTAGATACTGTTCAGTACGATTGGGGAGACAACAATAACTATGTAAAGCAGAATGTGACTATTTGTTACTACGATGAGTTGATTGGTTCTTATTAATAATGGAGATATGATGAAATTACCGAAACTAAACACACCAACTTACACACTAGAGATACCTTCTACTGGAAAGAAGATAAAGTATCGTCCTTTCTTGGTTAAGGAAGAGAAAATACTTCTTATTGCAGGAAAAACAGAAGACAGTACCGTAATAGTGGAAAATCTCAATACTATTCTAAAAAACTGCATTCTTTCGACGGATGTTGATATAGAGAAACTGACAGCATATGACGCACAGTGGATCTTCCTGAAACTCAGAGAAGTTTCTATGGGTTCTAGAATAGATGCAAGAGTGAAATGCCCAATAACCCAGAAGTATTTTGACGCAGAACTGTCATTAGAAAATGCTGTATTGGTGAAAAACGATCACAGAAAAACCAAGATAGTTCTTGATGTCACAACTGGTGTAGGTGTAGTTCTAAGAGATCTTAGTTTGGCAGAAATCTACTCACAGGTAGAGTTAGCAAAAACCGATGAGTATTCTGCTATGATGAGATTGTTGGCCATGTGCATAGTGGAAGTTTTCGACAAGGAAAATGTATATCCAGCGATGGAATCCAGTTTGGAAGAAGTCGTAGAGTTCTTGGAGAACTTAAACAAAGAACAGTTCGATAAGATTAATGAGTTTTTTGAGAATACACCAAAAATAAGATTGGAAGAAGAGTTGTTCTCTACACCAGCACAACAACACATAAAATTGGTGCTGGACAACTTTATGGATTTTTTCGCCTAGGGCTGTCTCGTGAATCTCTTGATGGAATGTATAAAACAAACTTCATTCTTATGCAAGAGCACAAGTACAGCCTGAGCGAACTGGAAGATATGATGCCTTGGGAAAGAACAGTATATGTCAGTCTTTTGATAAAGCACATAAGAGAACTTAATGAAAAGATGGAAATGAGAAACAAGAGGAGAAGATAAAAATGTCAAGAATAGCATCCGGTCTAATGTCCTTAGGTCAAGTAGCACAAAAAGCAAGTACGGTAGGAAAGGCCACCAAGGATGCTGTCACTTCCAGCAAGACATTTAAATCTCTTCAGGGGACGATGAACTCGCTCCTCAAGATGCAATCTGCCGCTGCAAAACAGTCAAAAAAATCTGGTGCTTTGCAGTTCCTTGCACAAGAAAACGAAAAAGAGTTTCAGAAAGAACAGATGGAGTTTTGGCAAGTTCTTCTGCAAAAACTGGACAGTATAGAGAAGAAAATAGACGGTATGGGTCTTGCTGGAAAAGAACCAAAAAAAGGTTTCCTTTCCAAACTTCTAGATTTGGCAATGGGTATACTGGGCATAAGTAACGCCCTGCTGTTCATAAGACAGTTACTACCAAAGATATTATCCAGCATAAATGCTCTGGGAAGAAAAATAGCAAATCTAGGAAGAAGAGCAGTAGGACTTCCAGAAAAACCAACTCAACCAAAACCAGGCGAAGTAAAACCAGGCGAAAAGAAGCCTGGTGATATGAAACCTATGGAGGAAGAAGGTAAACCAACTGAAGAAGTAAAACCAAAGACACCAGCAGAAATCACAGAAGAAGCAAAAGCCAGAGAAGTAAAAATAACTGAAAAAATAACTGAAATAAGAGCAGAACTGGAAAAGGTTTACGACAGTTTGGAAAAACAGAGACAAGGACTGGAAAGAAATACCACCGAACTAGAGAAGGCAAGAACAGCGGGAGATACTGAAGCAGTAAAGCGTCTGTCAGAAATGGAACGCCTGTATAAGGAAGAAATTTCTCGCCTAGAAAAAACAGTAAACGAAACAAGAACAGAACTGAAATCCGCACAAGAAAAACTGGTGCAAGCCAGAGATGTAACTACGCAAATGGAAAAAGCGGCTCTGGAAGGAGAAAAGGGTTTCTTTGAAAGATTAAGAGATGGCTTCGACAAACTTATAAACGATATAAGCGAAAATATCAAAAAAGCGACTGCCCAGTTAGCAGAAAGAACTGCAAGTACTCCAGAGGCCGCTAAACCAACAACACCTCCACCTCCACCAGATGCAGTAGGACCTAAACAACCAACAACAGACGCAACCACCAAATCGGTTGTAGATACTACTGCACCAAAAACTGTAACAGATACTATCAATACAGGAAAAGGTTTTACTGATACAGCAGTTACTGTAGATAAACTTATCACGGAAAAAGCGGTGGATGCGTCTGCAAGAGAAGCAGTATTCCGTGATGTTATGAATGCAAAATCTGCGTTTGATAGTGGTGCTACAGAATATGTCAGTAAAGAAACAGGTATAAAGTATACAGCAGAGATGGCCAAGGGAGTAGATAATGCTGGTCGTCCATATATTGAGAAAATAACAGCAGACACCACAAACATAAAAACAGAGTTTGCACCAAAGGTTTCCCAAACAACACCAACTGGTACACCCACAGTCGCGGGAGAAAGCGCAAAACCAACAGAAGCACCAAAGGCCGCAGAACCAGTTAAACCTGTTCGTCCTGCTGCACTAGATGTACCAACAGCACCAGAAACCACTACAGGAACAACAGAAGCACCAAGAACAACTGGTGTTGCTGAGGGTGCTCCAAAAGCACCAACCGCTGAGGCTATGACACCAGCAGAACCCGCTAAGCCAGCAGGGACACCAAAACCAACATCCAACACCGCATCTATTCTAGAAAGAACAGGTAGGTTCATAAGACCAGGAGTAGCAATTACTCCTGGCGAAATAGGAAGAAACTTAAAAGCAACTGGAGAAGGCCTTAAATCTGTAAAAGGCGCTGGCGGCGCCGCACTGGGTGTTGGTGCATTCTCTGCTCTACAACTAGCAAACAGATGGTTGAATGGTGAAGATATTTCTCAGGAAGATGTAGCAAGACAATTAACCACAGATGCAGCAATCACAGCAGGCGCTGCTGGTGTTTTAGCGGTGCTTCCTGGTCTTGGTCCTGCTGCTGGACCACTTGCACTTGTAATGGGTGCTTATTTAGGATCTGAAGTATTGTCTAGTTGGAGAAGAACTAGAAACCTAGAGAAAGAAGCATCAAAACACGAAGCAGAAATCAATAGGCTGAGTAAGAGCACCGATTCACAAGACAGAATGGATCTTCTTGGTTATATGCAATATCTCAGCGATTGGTCGCAAATGGAAGATTACAGAGCAAGTAATATTCCATTCTTTCCATCCGATCCAAAAGATCCAACGGACAGACAAAGAACAGCAAAAATGCAAAACGATTGGTTGTCTCAACACCCACTTCCGAATATCGAAGATTATGTCAAGGGTGGTAAGAAACAAGAGGAGGCAATAAAGAAACAATCTTTTGCTATGTTGAGCAGTAAAATACTCAACGATATAGTCACAGAAAATGTTCAAAAATACGAACAGGGATCACCAGGCATATTCGGTTCTATGTTGGAAGTGTTTATGCCACAATCGACAGAATGGAGCGAACAAGTTAGATCTTCTTTTGCTTCTGATTTGGATGGTTATTTCTTAAACCTACCACAAAGTGATATAGACCTAATCACAGAAGTTGCAGGAGAACAAGAAATAGCGAAAGAGCAAATAAGACAACAATTTAATGTGCTGGACAAATCACAATTCGAAGAGATTCGTGCAGCGATTGATCCTGAATTTGCAAAACAAGTACAAATTAGACAGAACGCAGAAGTAGGAAGAGGAGTAGGTTATAACACTGGTGGTTATGTCCCAGGTCCAGCACACATCAAGCACGACACCGTTCCAGCGATGCTCACGCCTGGAGAGTTTGTTGTTCGTAAGGACGCAGTAAACTCCATAGGACTCAGCACACTCTATGCAATAAACGAAGGTGTGTTACCACAAGCAATAGGTTACTCTGAGGGTGGATTGGTAGCAGAACCTGCGATAGTAATACCAAATACAGAAATATACCCTCAACAATATTTTGAAGATAGCCTAAAACCACAAAACTCATTCGACAAGCAATACAACATCAGCATAGATGAAACAACAGGAAGAGTTGTAACTGAAGCAACAGATCCCACCAGCGGTCTCAAATATGAAGTTGTGGGTGAAGAAGCCACTATTGCTTTGGTTTCTAACTTGGAAAAACTAAGAGAAGCAATAAACGAAAATACTCTTGTTTTTGGTGATATTCAAACGACAATACCGATGCCAAAGAACGAAGATCTTCTAAAGATGAATAAAGAAGATCTGACTTCCTATGTCAAGGAAACCCTGAAAGCAACAGAAGAGGAAAAGATAAATGAAGGCATATATGTCTACGAACCATCACAAGAAGAAGTAGACGCAAGAGTTGCATATGAAATTGCCTTGGCAGAAGGAAACACAAAAGAAGCAGAAATGCTCTTACAAGAAGTAAAGAGAAAATCAGTCGAAAATGAGATAAGAAGAGATACGGAAATAAAAAATGCTGTCAATAAGTTGCTCAAGCAAATAGAACTCATCAAGACAGAAGCAAAAGCAGAAGAAAGCGAAGTATCTGTAAATCAAAGAAGAACAGAAGAACTACTTTCACAAGAGGTAAATGCTGTAGCAGAATCAGTTTCTGCTGTAGCACAAATACCAGTGGTGCAAGAGACCACGAAAGCAGAAGTAGCAGAATTGGATCCAGCAGAAAGAAAGAAGCAACAGGAGATAGAACTATCGAACCTGAAGGATCGCAGTGAAACTTCTTATATTGCTTGGCAAAAAGCAACAGAGCAACTATCGGAAGATATAAACAAAATAGGTCTATCCGATGAAGATTATCAAGTAAGACAGAAAGAAGTAAACGATCTTTTCTCATTCTATGAACAAGAAAATGAAAAATATACTTCTCTGATGGAAGAAATCAGAAAACAAAGAAGAGAAGAAATGGGTCCTGTTCAAGTAGAAACAAGAACAGCAGAAGAGATAATGGAGAGTGTGTATAGAATAATGAGAAATACACCAACAGGGTTCGAAGCATCAATGCCTCCAGAAAGAATGATGCTGGAACCAGATATAAAAACACCAAACTCAAGTTGGTTCACCATGTTGGCAAGTGCTTCTCAGATTTATAACAATCCTTCTATTGTGAGCGACATACAGCAAATCAGTAGAACAATATCCAATTCCGCCGAGAGTGGATTGTATCAGACATCCAACACACAGAATGTACCTAGAATAGCAGAACCTATCATGGAATGGTCTTCTAGCAAAAAACCTATAATGGCTGCCTTGTTTGAGGAAACATTTAATAGATTAGAGACAACTATGAAGGAAAACAAAAATACACCAATAGTTGTAAATAACAGTCCAACCACAATATCTGGTGGTGGGGGTGGTGGAAGTGGAGATTTTGCTTCCGTACAGAACTCTCCAAGATATACCCGCGTGGAGTCGGATACTATTGCTCTTCTGACTGCAACCTATAGTAGAGGTGCAGTAGTATAAAAAAGAAACAGGGGAGGTTGCCCTCCCCTGCTCTTTCTTGCTCATAGTGTAAAGTATCACTCTTCGTTAGCAAGTTTCTCGAAATAACTGAGAGCATCTTCCTCTTCAGCCCCTTCATCGTATGAAGGCTTCTTCTCAGGAATCTTTGGTGCTGGCTTGGACTTCACGGTCTTCGCAACAGGAATCTCTTCTTCGATTTCATCGTCTTCCGCGCTCTTAGGTGCAGAAACAGAACCCTTGTTGACGGAATCAAACTTCGACTTGAGTTCTTCGTATGACTTAAACTCCGATGGATCGGTGAACGCCTTGAGAGAGTGCTGCGTCTTCCACAGTGCCTCCAACTTAGCATCATCACCATTCAGAAGCGGTGAGGGAGAATCAAACTCGGACTTGTCATAGTTGACATAACCCGCTACGCTACGAACACGCAACTTGAAGTTGGCTCCAGCCCAGAAATCGAACACATTCAGTGGTTCCACAGGATCGTATTCGTTGCTCTCTGGTTGCAACTTCTCCATAATCTTGTCGAAGATCTTCTTGCCAAACTTAAACAGGAAGACCTTTCCTTCGTTCTCGGGGTGCTTTGGATCCTGAACGACAAGGATATTTGCGATGTAGGTCAACTTACGCTTACGAGCAGAAGCAATACCCTTGCTCGACTCACTGCCACTGTTCCAAAGTTCGCTGTTGGCTTCGCAGATCGGACACTTCTTACCGATTGTGGTTGGACAATTCTCGATGAACCAGCCGCCTGGTCCCTTAAAACCGTGATTGAAGGTACGAACCCACGGTACTTCCTCACCATCGACTGGCGGAAGGAAACGAATGACTGCAAATCCGTTTGATGCTTTGTCTAGTTCGGGACGCCAGAAACGATCATCCTTGTAGGACTCGGCGCCTCCCTTGTTCATCTTCTCAAGTTCTTGAGTAAGTTTGGAAATATCGGTTGACTTCTTCTTTAGGTCTTTAAATGACATATGTTTCTCCTTGTACGATGTGTACGCTGTGTGTGATTAGTATACGATGTTTGTTTGTGTTGTCAAGTGTGCTGATGGAAAACCCATCAGGATCTTGGAGTATTTCGAATGGGCCTTGGAGTCCATCTATCATACACTCCTATTTAGAAGGGCAGACGAGCGGACTTGGGAAGAAGATTGATGGATTCTCCTTCTTCCCTAAGTTTTTCGATAATTGGCTTCGGAAGGTGTTTGGCAATATAAGCGGGTTCTAGGGATAGATCTTCACATAGTTTGATCACCGCTTCCATATATGTGTATTTCTTTAATACCAGTTTTTCTACTTCGTTTTGGATGTTGTAGCCACTGTTCTCAAGTATCATATTCTTTATTCTCCATATACTCAAGAAGAGATTTCTTTGGTTCCCATCCGAAGTATTGCTTTATTTTAGTGATGTCTGCCAGAGTGTGTCTTGCTTCTCCCACTCTCTCTGGAAGGAAAGTATACTCTCCTTTCATCATATTTGCAAGTTCTAAAACGGAATAATCCTTACCAGAACCTACATTAAAGACATCACCCGCTAGATGAATATCGCTAGTGGCTGCAAGTATATTAGCATTCACAACATCAGTCACATGAACATAATCTCTCGTCTGCTTTCCATCACCAACGATAGTCATCTTTTCACCGTTCTTGAGTTGTCGGGAGAATATACCGATTACGGGAGCATATGATCCTCGTTTTGGTTGATTCGGACCATAGACATTAAAGTAACGCAAACACACAGTAGAC